TAGCGGATGTCCGCAGGAGGCATCGGCTCCAGCGCCCATTCCTTGCCGGGCTGTAGGTCAGCCACCGAAACAACCTGGTAGCCCCGCTTGCGCAGCTGCGCGGCGGCGATGGCGATATATTCCGGCAATGGGTTGCGAGCATCCGCTCGCCATTCCTCGCGAACCGTTACCGGCCGCACCACAACGTATTGGCCGGACACCGGCGATGGGCCGAAGTCGGGCAGGTCAAGCAGGCCAGGCTCAAGGCGAAAACATTGGCGCATGCCGGTATAGATACCGGCGGCGCCGTATTGAATGCGTTTCTGGGCGCCGCTGATTGGCGGACGTGCCCAGCGTGATTGCCTAGCGATGTTCTTGGCCTGGGTGCGCAGCTTGGTTGCAGGCCTGACGCACTGCACATGCGGCATGTCCCGATACAGCTCAGGCCATGGCGTTTCTAGAAAGACCGGGCGGCGAATCTGTCGAATGAAGGCGCGCTGGTAGATGTTGTCGCCAAGGCCTTTTAATCCACGGATGAACAAAGCGCCAACTCCAGACTCTCGCGCGGGAAGCAGCGCAAAGCCGTCTCGCGTGAACAGTTGATGATTTCCACGCCGCTCAGCGCCTTGGCCACCTTCTCGAAGTGCTCAGGCCATTGGGCTATGGAGCCGGCATTGCCCAGGTTGCGCGGGTGATCGCCGTGCCAGTGGCGTTTGCCGCCGGTGTACTGCACGTCGTAGCCCAGCAGGATCACGCGCGTGGCGCCACGCAGAGCAGCAAGCGATATAGCTCCAGCACCGGAGTTGCCGTGCTCGCCGATGCCCGCAGGCTTGGCGCCGTAGCGGTTGAGCCGCATCGAAAGGCGCTCGCCGGTGAAGCTCTCGACCTCAGCTGCGTACTGCTTCCACCAATCGCGGTCGATGGCGAAAACGGCATCGGCCCAGGGCGTCATCCGAAACGTGGTGTTGACGCAGACTACTCGGCGACCTTCTTCTTCCGGGCAGGCTTGGCGCCACTGCCTGACTCGCTCGCAGTCGTCTGCGGTGAGGCTTGGGCCGCTGGCGATGCAGACGACGGTGCGCCAGCCCCAGGCTTTGGGGCTTCTTCTTGCAGATCGAGGATGGTGCACAAGCCACGCGCCTCGAGCTGCTTTGCATGGCGCAGCGGCACGACATAGGCCGGGCTGCGCGCAGTGCGAATCTGTCCGCCGTCCTGATAGGAACGCAGCGGTTTGATCTGTACATCGGTCATGGTCACCTCAACAGAAACGGGCCGGCATGCCGGCCCGTTTCAAGGGTTGTGGATCAGGTCGCGGTCAGCGAGCCGGTGACGAAGGCCTCGTCGCGGTACAGCGCGAACGCCAGACGCTCTTCGGCACGGATGGTCACCATGTTGTTCTCAAAGTCCTTGTCGTTCTCGGTGGAGACCAGAACCTCGATGTCCATGCGGTCGAAGATCTGGGCGCCGAGCGCGAAGGCGCCGACCAGGAATTCGTCCTGCACAATGGCCTGGGTCTCAACCACCGGCAGGCGCCACAGGGTCGGGGTAGTGCCATTCTGCGGGCTGCCAACGATGTAGCGGTTCTCGCCATCTTTGGTGAGCTCGATCAGAGCCCAGTCAATCGGGTTCAGCACGATGCCGCTCGCCGGGAACTCAGCAAGCTGCGCCTGCAGGATGGCCAGACGGATGCGGTCGATGCGCTGCTCGGCGGTCACGGAAACACCGCTGGGCGGCGCATACTGCTGAGCCTGCGGGATAATGCCGTGCAGGTTCGCCCCGGAGCCGTTGCCGTAGAGCAGCTGCGCTTCTTCGGCCAGCATCAGGCCGTAGCGAGCACGTGCATCGATGTAGCTCTGCAGGGCCGAGGAATCGTCCAGGATCTGACGGCTGGCCTTGAACAGGTGGGCAATGGTGCGCACCGGCGCATTGTCCAGTTCGAAGGTCAGATCCGAGTACGGCTTACCAGAGCCCTCGGTGACCGCTGCGGCGGCATTGACGAAACCAGTCTCGCGCACGTACTCGATCGAGTTGCTGCCGGTGGTGCCCGGTGCAATCAGGTCACGGATGGTCATGCGGCGCTGAGGCGCAGCCACGACGCCCGGACGACGATCAGGAGCGACCAGGGCGCCACCGGAACTGTCGATGGAGGTGATGGCGGAGCGCGGCATGCTGACGCGGTGAGAGCCCTTGAAGGAGCCGCCAATGCCAGCTTCCTTCATGCTCTCGGCCATCAGCTGGCCGGCGGTCTTCTCGACCTCTTCGCCGCTTTCACGGCGGCCGGCATTCACCAGCTTCTGCTCTGCTTCCTGCAGGCGGGCCTGCAGTTCGCCCTGCTTGGTCAACATCTCGTCGACCTTGGCGCGGGTCTCTGCGTGCATCTCGCCGGTGCGGGCGATCTCTTTCTGTGCCGATTCGGCTTGGGATTTGATCTGATCACCGATCTGCTTCAGGCTGGCGCTCAGTTCGTTGTACTGCTTCTCGAAGTCGCTCATCGCGATTCTCCTTTAAGGGTGTTAAGGATTGCAGACGCCTCTGACAGGGAGGCGGAAAGGTCAGGGGCGACAGCGCGTGGCTTATCGGTCGGGCCAGCGTTCTGCGTGGCCCCGCCGGCAGCGCTAGGCATGCCGGACTTGAAATTGGCGAAGAGCTCGCGGCGCTGGGAGCGCGGCAAGCCTGCTTTGGCCAGCGCGATATCCATGGCCTTAAGCGCGTTGTTCTGGTGCGCTTCGGTGGTGCTGCGCTCGGTGATCTCGTCGGCGGAGAGCAAGCCAGTGGCCAGGCCAAGTTCGACGGCGCGCTTGCCGCGAATGAACGTCTCGTCGTCCATCATCTCTGCCATGCTTTCCACGGGCTGGCCGCTGGTTTCGGCATAGAGGTCGGCCATGGCAGCGTCGAACTCTTCCATATCGTCAGCCACGGCGCGCAGGTAATGGCGGTTACCGGCGAGGAAGGTCCAGCAGTTGTGGATCATCAGGAAGGCGCTGCTGGCAACCTCGCGCTCCTCGCCGGCCAGGTAGACCACCGAGGCGGCGCTGGCAGCCATGCCGAGCACCTTGGTGGTGACCTTGTGACTGTGCTCTCGCAGGCGGTTGTAGATGGCGATGCCCTCGAACATGTCGCCGCCCGGCGAGTTGATGTAGACGGTCACGTCGCGTTCGCCGATGGCTCGCAAGGCTGCGTCGATGCGCTTGACCGTGACGCCTTCGCCAGTCCAGAAGTCCTCGCCGATCACGCCGTAGATGGTGATGGTGTCGGAAGTGTTCTCAACCGCCGCTTGGATGGCAGGGTTCCATTTCTCGAGCGCGCGCGGGCTCATCTCGCTGCGCAGGCCGCGAGACTGGATTTTCAGTTTCATGGGTTATTCCTTTGCGGGTTCGGCGGTGAGCCAATTCATCAGGGCTGCGCGAACGTTTTGGCTTTCGTTCTGCTTGCCCAGTTGGTCGAGCGGCACGAGGTTGGATTGAACGGTGAGGATGTCGCCGCCAGGCTTGGCCGGCATGTTCTCTTTCAGGCGTCCTTCATTGCGGGTAAGGAAACCGTTCTGCGCCATGGTGCTGAGGTATGCAGCCCGGCCAGCGCTGTCTGCGCGCAGGAAGGCTTCCAGCGAATACTCGGCGTAGTAGGTGATGCGATCCACGGCGGTGAGCAGCTTCTTCTCCACGCACTGCTCGATGGGCGCGGTGTAGCTCATGATGCAGTAGGTCAGGAAGGCGAGCTGCTGTTGCTCCAGGCCAGTGCCCCAGTTGCTGCCCTTGTCGGTCTTCATGACCATCCAAGTGGGCACGCCGAACCAGCGGCAAATCTCTTCGACGCTGTGCCCGCGAGACTCAAGCAACTGAGCATCGGCGGGGTTGATGCCAATGGCTTCCGGGGTGATGCCATACTCCAGCACCGGTGATTTGCCGGCGTTCATGGCGCCACTGATGGTCTTGGCGTACTCGCGGAAGTCCGTCCGCTGATCGGGAGTCAGCACCCGATCCATCTTGAATGCGACGGTCGGCATCATGCCGTTCTTGAACGTGCTGTTGGCTGCGTCATCTGCCGACATCGCAGACCCGAACACGTCGGCACCGTAGCGAATCGCGGAGAGCCCCATCTTCCCATCCAGGGTGAAGGCGGGAATGTGCAGCATGTTCTCGCGGCGAATCTCTCGGCGCGCGCCTTTCTTGGGGTGGAACCAGTACCGCAAGCGGCCATCATCATCCTGCTCAGGCTTGACGCGCCCTGGCATCAGAAAGTCCAGGGCGATAACTCGGCCAGCTGATCGATGGATCTCACAGTAGGCATTACCCCACAGGAGCATCGAGGCAACCACCGACTGCCAGAAGTGAAAGGCCGTGGTGTCCTCGTTCGGGCTGGTATGCACCACGTCGTACAGCGAGAAGTCACGCGCCGTCTCACGACTGCCGTCCGCCTTGCGGCGGTAGATGTTGAGCGGCAAGCCAGCAACAGACATCGAGATGATGCGAACGCAGGCCCAGACCGTAGACAGGCGCATGGCGTTGTCGATGGTGACCGTCTTGCCAGAGCTGGATTGACTGCCAAAGTAGGCACCCCAGAAACCGCCATCACTGAGGCGGATGGACTTACCCATCCAGTCGCCGAGGCTGGCTGCCGGACTTTGGGCGGAAGTCACCAGCGCCTGCATCAAGCTCTTACCCATTGGTAATACCTCGGCGGATGAACCCGGCAATGCAGAACAGCGAGAGCCCGCCGGCGATCAGCGCCCAGCCGGTACCGGCTAGCATCCAGACGCCAGCGCACAGCAATGCGAAGCCGGCAAGGCTGACCAGCAGGAAAGCGAGAAAGGCGTTCATGTGATGATGGGGTCCCGTATGGCGGCGAACCAGTCGTCTTCTGTGTTCGGGTTGGTGGCCTGGGCCATGACGCGCCCAACGGCCATGATCAGCGCCACGGCGCCGTCAATCTTGTTGTCGTTGCCCTGCTTGATCGGGCGGACGACGTCGTCGTTGCCTGGCAGGTTCTTGCCGATCACGTTGCCCACGCACCAGGTCATGATCGGGTTGCCGTCATGGTGGAAGCGTCCACTCAGGATTGCCGCTTCCAGCTCCTTCATCGGCGTGGACATGTTGGTGTAGTTCTGTGTGATCACGACCGGGGTCAGGCCTTCGTCCTCAAGCTCATGCGCTAGTCCCGTGGCGCCGTGCGGGTCAATCGGGCACTCCTTAACTGCGCACTGGCGGCCGGCCTCCTTGGCCTCTTCGAGGATCTCCCGGTAGTCCACCTCGGCGCCGGCCGTCTCGATCAGGTCTCCGGTGTTCACCCAGGCTTGGTAGCGTTCAGACATACGCTGGTTATCGGTACTGCGCACGGTGTCTTCCGGCACCCAGAAGCGCGGCGCCACGCAGTAGTAGTGGATACGGTCATCAATCACGCGCCAGAACAAGCGAGCCATGCTGTTCATGTCGAGCTTGCGAGCCAGGTCGAAGCCCAGCACGCAGTCCTGGCCCTCGTATTGCTCCAGCGTCAGGCTGGCGTCGGCGCTGTTGCGCCAGGCTTCCATGTTGTAGAAGCCAGACTTGGCCGAAACCCAGATATTCAGGTGCTTGGTCTTGAAGGTGTTGGTAAATCGAGCCGTGCGAATGGCTCTCTGCTGCTGGCTTTCCAGGTACTCGCGAAAAACCGAGATACCAAAGTTGGGGTTGGCCTTGGCCAGCACCTTGGGGTCTGTCCAGTCATCGCCTTCGTCGATGGTCCATATCCAGCCGAACAGCTCGTCATCAGGAACGTCACCACACAGCATCTCGATGACTTGGCGACGCAAGTCATAGCATGGGCCTTCGATGTCAGAGCCGGCAGTGGTGATGATGAACATCAGCGGCTGGCGGCGAGCACCCATGCCAGTCAGCATGGTTTCGTACAAGGCGGCAGTCTGATGCTCGTGATACTCGTCAACGATTGCGCAACTGGGCGAAGCACCGTCACCTGGGTTGCCGATCAATGGTTCGAAGCGGCTACCGTCCGCGGGGCGGTTCATGTTCGAGGCGTTGACCTCGATGCCAGCCGCCTCCATCAGCATCGGCGAGCGCTTGACCATAAGCCGCGCTGGCCTGAAAACCTCCCACGCCTGTTTCTCGGTTGTCGCGCCGGCGTATATCTCGGCGCCGAATTCGTCGTCCGCCGTGAACATGCTGATGCCAAGGCCAGCGGCGATAACGCTCTTGCCGTTCTTCCTGGGCACTTCCCAATAACTGACGCGGAACCGGCGCTGCCCACTGTGCTTGCGCACCCAGCCGAATGTCATGGCCAGGCCGAACAACTGCCAGGGCTCAAGCGTGACCAGCTGACGCTTGAATGCCCACTCCCCTTTGGTGTGGGGCAGCATCTGAATCAGCCGCAGCTTCTTCTCGGCCTTGGCCGGGTCGAAGCGATACTTGAACTTGGCACTACGGCTCTTGGCCATCTCGCAGAAATGACGCTCAACCGCCTGCTTGACGTACTTACAGCACGGCACCTTACCAGCCACGACACGCTTACCCCACCGAATCGCTGATTCGACGTTGGGGTACTTTGTTGCCATGTCAGCCTTCGATCAGATCCGCAAACGGGTTGGTTGCCTTGTTCTTCTTCCCGCCGGTCAAACGAGAACGGCTCGAAGGATCAAGGCCGAGAAGCGCACCGGTCGTAACCATCTGCGCCATTGCTTCCTTGGCTGCTGTCAGCGCTGGGTTCTTGATGGGGCTTCCCATTGCCGACGTCATGATCGCGCCATGCTGGACAACCAGTTCCTGAGCTGATCGCCAGTTTGCATAGGCAGTACAGAACGCCTCGACTATGTGCAGGTCGGTCACGCAAACGATGTGCTGGGCCAACAGCTCTGGCACCACCGTTTCCCACATCTGAATTGCAAGCGGCTCCATCCACTCAGGAGGGTCAACATGTGTGATCTGGGTGAAATCCGGCTCCGATTTGTTCAGTGCTCGCTTGCCAGGATTACCAGCCAGCTCCTTCTTGGCCGTGGGTTTCGGGCGACGGCCAGACCGCCCCGCAACACCAGGCATGCGCCAAACTCCTGAATTTCATTTTTCGCGGGTATGAAAATTTGGCTCCCCCCGTCGTTCGGGCAGTGAAATCGCTCAAGCTTTCGACCCACCCTCCCCACCAGAGGAATGAGAACCGATATCACCTACAAGCCCAACGCGCTCGCCGATGCTGTTGTGGCATGGACGGCACAGAGCACGGAGGTTGTCCCACGCCAACGCCAGCTCAGGATTAGTTTTGACTGGCTTGATGTGGTCAGTGATGTCGCTGGCGGCGTTATCGCAGTGCTCGCATACGGGATGCTTCTTGCGGTAGTAGGCGCTGAGCTTCTTCCAGCGCTCTGTCTTGTAGAACGAGTCGGATGCGTCACGCACTTCGTTGTAGCGTTTATGCGTCTGACGACGAGCAAGCGCAGCAGCTGCTTCAGCCATGGGCGCGTGCTTAGAGCAGTAGGAGGTGCCACGCACAAGCACCGAGCACCCAGGAGCTGCACAGGGCCGCAATGGCCTAGCGGGCATCGCTACCTCTGCGCCGGTCACGCCTGCCATCCCATGCATCAGGCCCGCGCAATACTGCCGCGATATTGCCGCCGCACCGCATGGTGGCAGCAGCAAGGAAGGCCAGCAGCGCTACCAGAGGCCAAGCCTCTATCTGAACAACCAGATCACCAGTCGCAATGTGGATCACAGCAGACCCACAGCACACCATCACAGTGGCTGCCATGCCTGACTTCCATCGACTGAACCGCGCGCCGTCACGCTGATACGTGAACAGGCGAACGAAGATCGCCAGGCACAGGATGATGACAATCACATTGAGCATGATCAGCCCCCCGTGGATGCCGATCTGCTTCGGCTGCGGATAGCTGCAAGGGTGACAGTCACGACCATTGCTGACGCCATGAATGCCGCTGGGCCTGGCAGATCAATCGGCCCAACGCCGAGCCACTCGATCTTCGCCTTAGCCACTGCAGGGGCGAACAGATACCCCATGATGAAGGAGATCAGGAACAGCACCAGCCGCGTGCGCACAGCAAACTCACTGGCCGCAATGAAGAAGATGACCGCACCGCACAACGCACCCACGGCTGCCGCTCCATTGATGCCAGCGAGCACCCCCGCCAAACCGGCGCCGACTGCACTGACTGCAACAACGGACGCAGTGCTTGGCTCAGCCATACCCATCTCCAAAATAAAAAGCCCGCACTCGGCGGGCAGGGCGACGAGCCAGGGAAGCCGCCGCAGAGCAGGAACGAAAAAGCCCGGCTCAGTGGCCGGGCTTTCGGGATTCTCAATCCTGAACGCGCAAGATCGACAGGATGGAAGAACTTTCGGCCAATCGGCTAATCAAGTCAAGCGGCATGTGACAACAAAACCCCCTCGGCCTGCAGGATGGCCTCTGCGTGCTGCAGCGCCTCCTTCACCATCTCATCCAGCACAGCTCCAACACCCTGCCGCCAGCGGCGTCGAGTGCGCTCAGGGTTGGCCGACAAGTCCCAAGTGTTCATGTCATAGAACGCCGCCGGCAGCACGATCATGTCAGACGAGCGCTTGCCCTCTGCGCCCTTCAGCGGCGGGATGGCCCAGGCGGTCACTGCCTTGTAGACGAACAGCTTCGGCGCAGGCGAGGCAATCAGCGGGGCCAGAGCGCTGATGGCTGCGACCTTGCGCCCCTTGTGCGTGCCATACCGCGCAGCCAGCGCATGCCAGTGACGCGGGATCAGCTCACTATGCAGGCGAGCGAACACCCAGCAGTCGATCAAGTCGCGGTCAGGCACACCGCCTCGCCCGACCATCGCCGTATCCAGATCGATCAACTTCTGCCAGGCCTGGCGAGACGTGCTGTCCTTGCACTCGGCTGCCAGGGCCGACACCACTGCACTCAATACGCTCGAATAAACCATGCCCTTCCCCTCAATCCCCGGTGAAGTGCGCCCCGCCGGCGCCCTTCCTGTTATTGCCTTGATAACCCACCGCCGCGCCCTGCTCCGGCATCAAGCCGGCCTGCCGCAGGACACGCTGCATCCGCTTGCGCTCATCGCCCGACATGGCCAGGCGAAGGCGCAGCTGCTCGACCAACTCGGGATACTCCAGCGCCGTGCCGTCCGGCTTCACGAACCCGCCACCGTTGCAGCCAGCGCAAGCCATGAGATGGAAGATGCCCCGGATGCGGCCAGCGCCTCGGCACACCTCGCACCGTTCCAACGGAATCAGGCGCGCTTTCACTGCTGCGCCTCGGCCCTAAATGGCGAGAGAGTCACCCGCACCGCGCCGCCAGGGTGAACCTCGCCGATCTGCACCTGGCTGACGAACAGGCTGTCATCGATACCCAGCGCATCGGCCAGGCCATCGCGGCCAGCCTTGAACGAGGCCAGCAGGTTGTCATCGTCACGCCGCCGAGCATTCGGCGGCAGGAACTCCAGTTGCAGCAGGATGCGACCGGCCGGCGCGACCAACCCCGCCTTCTTGGCGAACAGGAAGCACTGCATGCGGTAGGCCTTCGCCGCCCTGCTGCGCTGCGACCAGTGGCCCCGTGCGTTCGGGCTCAGGGCTCGGGATGGCCAAGGAAGCACAACCTCAAATGCCATTCTTCACCCTCCCCACGTAGAAATACTGTTTTCGGCTGTAGCGCCCGCCATTACTGGCGCCCCGCCCGATTGCAGAAATGCAGGAGCGGCCACTTTCGGCACAACCTGCACGCCATGCGCACCCGCAAAACCGCACTCGTCCAGCCGCGCATGCCACCGCTCCAACGCCTCGCGCCGACGCTCCATGGCATCACGGGTCAGGTAGGTTTCAGTGGTCACGCCCAGGGCATGATTGATCAGCAGCTCACCCACCATGTGGTCAACGCCGATATCCGCCAGGCTCGAGCGCATCAGCTTGCGCAGGTCATGGCTAGTCCACTGCCGGCCGCTCACCTCACGCATCAGCGCATGCCCGCTGGTCAGCGCCATGGCAGCCCCACCGCGCACCGGGAACAACCAGGCCGCCTTCATGCGAGCATCCGGCAGCGCCTGGCGATACTTGGCCAGCAGGCCGAGCACCTGAGCCGTCAGCGGCAACACATGCTCGCGCCGGCTCTTCGTGTTCACCTCCGGGATCACCCACACCCGCTCGTCCAGCGAGATATGCGCCCAGCGCGCCGCGAGCGTCTCGGCGATGCGCGTACCGTGCGCCAGCATCATCAGCGGCAGCATCCCCTTGCCCGGGTCACGGTTGAACACCTCCACCAGGTGCTGCACCAACGCATGCAGGTCGACGCGCGACAACGCCGCCGGCTTCGGCCGCAGCTTGCCCTTGTAGAAATCGCGGAAGGTGGTGCCCGCCAGCGGGTTGGCCTCGATGCGCCCCTGCGTCTCCGCCATGCGGAACGCCTGACGCAGCCCCTGCAACGCCTTCTGCACCGTGCGCGGCGCCAGCTCTTGGTGCATGGGGAAAACCAGCTTGTCGTCCAGCAGCACCCGATCCAGCTTGCGCAGCAGCACCTTGCCCACGCGCGGAATCACATGCCGGCGCATCAGCGAGCCCATGCTGCCGCGATACTTCTCGCTGCGCGTGCGGTCGCCCTCGATGCGCGACAGCCACCACTCCACCACCTCGCCAACCGAGCGCATGCCCGCCTTCTTGCTCGCCACTACGCGCCCTCCCCTTCGAACTTCGCCACAGCCCGCCCGGCCATGTGATCAGTGATCGCCGCCACCACGCCGTCACGGGTCTTGCGATAGGCCATCGCCACCGAATCACCCGGCGCCGTCACCGAGTACACCGGCAGCCAATCAATCTGGTACTCCGCCACCGTATAACCGCCATCGGTGATCCAACAGCCAGGCGTCGGCTGCCCGTCGCGGTTCTTCTTCGGTGCCCAGCCGATGCTCATGGCTGCGCGTTATCCGCAATCGTGAAGTGCCTCGGCGCGCGGTCTGCATGCGCGTCCTGCAGGCGCGGCACATGCTGCGTCAGGGCATTGATCAGCGCCCGGTGGCCACCCTGCACCTGCCGATCATCCACCAGCAGGCCGGCGGCCTCTGCGTCGACGATGATCGCCAGGCATGCCAGCGCATGCGCCAGGTGCGGCAGGCCGCTATCCGGGTCGGCCTCCTCACCCTCGAACCACGCGGCCAGGTGACGGTTGGCGGCATCGAAGTAGATCGAGGCGCGCACCCCAGCCTTGCGCCAGTTGGCCCGGCCATACTTCAAGGCGCCATCCATCAGCCCCAGGCAGCCCATCGCGGTCGCCGTGGTCGGCCACAGGTGCATCGGCAGCTTCAGGCTGCCGATGGCGTCTTTCGGGTTCGTATCCTTCAGCTCACTCACACCAATACCTCCGGCAATTCCATCCAACCCTTGATCGTGCGTTCGTACTCAGTCACAAAGCCGGGGTCAGCCTTGCCGTCGCAGACGTTCCACTCCAGCTCCGCCAGTACCCACTTCTCGGCGTACTCGCTCCACGTGGCCACGCTGACCCACGGCATGCCGGTATCGACGAGGATCATGCGGTCACGCGGCGCGGTTTCAGGCGGTTGCCAAACCAAATCAGCCACGGCGACCTCCCAACATCCCCCGAATCTTCGACAGGTGCGCATTCGCCACCTCTGGCGCACCCTTGCGCAGCGGTGCCGGCAGCGCGGCAACCGGCGCAGGCGGCAGTTCCTCGCCATCGCCCAGGCGGCGGCATACGGCGTCGTAGTGGCGACCGAACAACTTCAGGCCGGCGTCACGAGGGAGCAGCTGCAGGTTGCTGAACCCGGCGGCGACGGCCGCGTGGTAGATCGCCGCGTGCGACCAGCGCGCTGACGGCGCTTGGCACGGATGCACGTTGCGGCACACCTCGGCATAGGCGCGCTCCAGCGGTGCCAGGCCGAGCATCTCCGGCGTGGGCTGGCACCACTTCACCAGCTTGCCGGCGCTCGGCGCGAAGTCGGCGGCATCCTGCCGGCAGCGCTGCATGGCATAGCGCACCTGCTCCAGAGTGGTGATTCCCGCCTCGGCAAACGCCTTGATCAGCGACTTGCGATAGGCGTTCAGCGCCTTGTCGTCCGGCCAGGCTTGCCGCCAGGCGGTGTAGCAGGCCTGCAACTCGCGGATCACATCGTTGACCACCGCGCCCGTCGCCTCGTCCACCTGCCTCCGAGCCGGCATCGGCTTGCTCGTCGCCACCAGGTTGGCGGCGCGTTCCAGTTCAATCACTCGGCTCATATCCCAAGGTCCTCGTGAATCCAATCCAGGCTGTCGAAGTCAGGCCCGGCGGCAGGCTGGCGGGCCATCTGGGCGCGCTGGGCGTAGGTTTGCGCGTTGAGCATCCACGTTCGCCATGTGGCCACCCAGTCGGCCCGCGTCTCACCCTTGCCGCGCCAGTGGTTGCAGAACTTCTCGGTTTCCAGGCTCAAGTTCGCCGCCGGCGCACGCTCCCGCGCCCACCGGGCCATCTCCGTGGTCAGCAGGAAGGGGTCAGGCAGCGCCGTCTTGCGCTTGGACTTGGGCTTAGGCTGAGCAACAGCAGGGGCCACAGCAGTACCCGGCGCGACAGCGGCGGGTTTCGGTTGCTCGGAGGGGACTACAGGGGTAGATGCTTTTTCTTCTGTATCTGTATCTGTATCTGGGGGCGTTACTGTAACGTTACATGCCTGTTTCTTGCGCTTGCGATAGGCTGCAACCCGCGCCGCGCTTGAGTCCGACACATATTGCCGCTTATCCCAAGCAGTGGGCTGACACGCCTCATCAATCAGCCCCTTGGCCAGCAAAACGGCCTTTGTCTCGGCCCATTGCTCGTTACTGATGCGCAGCTGAAACGCTATCTCTGTTTCATGTAACGTTACATCGCCGTTACCGCAACGCAGGCATAACAGCATCAGGTAACGACGCTGGTCGACCTCGCTCAGCATCTGCACCTTCGGATCGGTGGCGAACTCGGCATACATCCGGAACCATGCATTAGCCATGGCTGTGCACCCCCATCTTCTGCGCCAGCTCAGCCAGCCCCTTTGGTGTGATGCGTACCTGGCTGGCCAGGCGCTGATCACCCTCATCATCCAGCCCCAGCACCGTCACCTTGTGCTCCAGCCAGCCGGACGCCATGCGCGGCTGATACGCCAACCAGCGCGCACAGCCCTCCCGCCGGTAGATCCAGCGGTTGGCCTTCATCCAATCGATCATCTTGCAGCGCTGCACACCCAGGTGCTTGGCGGCATCGGTCATGCACATCGAGCCGCGGGCATTGGCAATGCGCGCCAGGGCTTCCACCTTCGGCGCCTGCTCGGTCACCACCAGGCGCAGCTGGTTGTTCTGCTCGGCCAGGTCGGCCGCAAGGCGCAGGGCTTCGGGGAGTGTTTGGGGGATGGCCGGAGCGGCCTCCAGGGCGTTCAGGCGGGCCAGCACACGGCGGCGCACGCCCTTGGATTCACGCATCGAAACCAGCATGCACTGGTCGCGGGTCAGGTCGAAGATCACCGACTCTGTTTTGTTCAAATTTTGCACTACCCTTTTTGTGTAGTGCTCGCCTTCCAGCTCATCCTCGATCTTCTCGGCAAACTTGTTGCGCCGGATCTCGGGCTCGCCGGCCTCGGCGCGGGCCGCATTGATGATCTCCAGCAACTCGGCGCTGGTCATCGTGCGCGCCACATTCTGCGCAGCGTGAAAACGTGGCGCGGCACTGGTGTTGCTTGGGTAATTGTCTGAGTGCATAATCAGGCCTCACATGTTGTTGCTGTTGAAGAAGCCGGGCTGCTACCCCGGCTTTTTTGTGCCAGTGAATCAGGCGGCCTTGACCGACTCGCGCAGCACATCGAGCGAAGCCGAAGCCTCACCGATCGCACGCTTGATCTGCTGCTTCTCGTGCTGGCTCACGTGCCCGTCCTCCAGCGCCTCGACCACCGCCTTCGTCACGTCGGCAATCTCGTCATGCATGTGCAGCACTGCTGCCTGCAGGCCGGTCGACTTCACCGGCTGCTTCGCCACCAGCTCAAAGCCGAACTCATGCGCCAGCGCGGCCAAAATCCGCTTGTCCTGGCTGTGCAGCATGATCTGCAGCAGCTGCTCCACATTCAGGCGGTGCGTGTCATCGTTCGGGTTGCAACGGTTCAACAGGCTCGTGTGGCTCATGCCCATGGCATGCGCCAACTGCTTCGGGCCAGCGTCCAGAACCGTCTCGTGAATGGCGCGGTGTACCTCTTCCATATCGGGAAACCTCTGCTCGTTTATCGTGGCGCCGGCTCTGTGGCGGCGTGATCATGGCGGCCATGAACAACGCCGCACCTGTAAAGCTCGGAACCTCACTGCTACGCTCTGGAGCTCCTACACAACAGCGCGAACCAGGAGGTTCCGATGACCAACTACATACCCCCAACCGAATCGGCCCTTATGCAGCGCCTGGAGGAGTGCGTTCAAAAAGCGGCAGGCCCAATGGAGGTGGAGGCCTGGTACCGGATTGCCTGCCTCGGAGACTTCTTCGCCGAGCAAAATGGCTGGGTCTTCAATGGCTGGAGCGCTGTGATCCTGGTGCTCGTCAAGCGCCACAACTGGTTGCCGGAGGAAATAGAGCGCATGAGCGTCAGCCATCTTGCGATCGTCCTGACCGAGGATCTCGTAAACCACAAACTCACCCCTCTGCAGAGCTCGTTCCTGGCTCAGTGGATGAAGCGCCAGCAGCGGTAAAGCGCGGCCAGAATTCAGCCTCCGGATCATTGGGAACAACAGCAGAAGGCTCGGCTCGGAGCGCAATAACCCCCGCAGCGATGGCGGCTGCGCACTCAGCGGCCGCCTTCTGCATCTCCTCCGGCTGGAGCCGGACGGCGACACCAGGGAAAGTGCTCTGGAAAATGGCAATCGCGACCTCGCGCTCTGCCAGGGTCAGCTTCTGCTCGCTCATAGTCCTTCGTACTCCTCGATGTGCTGGGTGGTGTGGGTCATGACGTTGTCCTCGGGGTGGCTCAGGCGGCGCCTTGCAGAATCTTCTTGGCCAGCGGGACAAGATCAGGGCGCAACCCGGCAATGGTGATCTCGCCACCGGATGCCTCCTGAAGGCGCTCAGCAATCTCAGGAGTCGGCTTGCGGTGGCCGCCAGCCAACTGCCAGAGATAGCCAGCACTGGTGCCGGCCTTCTTGGCGACTTCATCGCGGCGCTCTGGTGACGCTTTCGCCAGCCATTCACGCAAGTGGTCATTCATGTGGAACCCCTCCGACTATTTCACGGAGGAATTTAGCCCACGGCTAACATTTCAGCAACGCAAATTTAGCCATGGGCACATTTAGCAGGCAGCTAAAGAGTGTCAATATCGATCTATGGATATCTTCGAAATACGAAAGGCCAACCTGATCAGGCTGATAGGCAGCCGAAGGAAAGGTGCGTGCGCTGAAAAGTGGGAGATGGCTCCAGCTCATCTAAGCCAGGTGCTTTCGAACAAAACAGCCAAGAACCTGGGCGAGGATGTCGCGCGCCGGATTGAGCAGAAGGAAGGGCTGCCGCATGGGTGGCTAGACGCCCTGCAGACGAAAGAAATTGCCGAGATGGCAGAAGCGGTCAGGCCACGCCCTTCATCGGAATCAATCAGCGAGCAGGCCGCCACCTACCAGCAGGCCCAGCGCGCCGCAGCCCTGATGGATTTCGCCACACCACGCACCCGCTCGGTGCTTGAGCGCATCAACCAGGCGGCCCTGGCCGGACGCCTGACTGACGCAGACCTCGATCTACTCGACCAGATAGCGGCGCGCTTCGAGAGCAGCGAAGGCGAACAACACGCCAGCCAGCAAGGAAGCCACCAACGCCTAAGGGAAAAGCTGCAGAAAAATGATCCACACACTCGGAAGTGATGCATTTGCAGGTGCGCTCAAGGCGCCGAAAGCAGTAGGTATCAGCCCCCTGTTCCGTGCCAACATCAGGGTCAACGGGGAGCGGTTGCGCTGCTACGTCAAGCCCATGCCGGACATGATCGACTGCCCGGCCACGCGCCGCAGCGTTGAAAACCGCGAAATCATCAATGAGGCGCTGGGCTACGTGCTGGCCGAGGCCTGCGGTTTTCGCGTGCCCGCTGTGGCCGGCATCATCCTGCTGGAGCGCGAGCAGATCCCCCAGCACCTGGCCGAGGAGCTGACCCGGCTGGGTGGCGGCGCCCAGGCCAACTACCTCTGCTGGTTCAGCCAGGACATGAACCACCCCAACCTGGTGCAGAAGCACATGAAGGGCATCACGCTCGACTTCTTCCACCAGCGGCGCCTCAAGCGCCTGGTCAAGCACATTACCGAAGCACCCAATACGCCCAAGGTCATCGCCTTTGACGACTGGCTATTCAACTCGGATCGCCACCCCGGCAACCTGCTGGCCAGCACCCCAGACCCTACCCTGATCGATCATGGCAGGATCTTGGTCTACCCTAACTGGAAACCAGGCAGGCTTGGCGCGTTTGGCCCTGGCTACAGGCCAGGCAACCGCCTGCGGAACTTCATCGACGAGCACGAGCCGAATTGGAGTGAGAAGTTACCCAAGAAAAGCGAGATGCTCATGGCGTACAATTCGTTCGCAGTCAGCTTCAGGGAGCGAGGCGAAACAGCGGCCAGAGCAGTGCTGGCTGAGTTTTTCGACACCATCGACACTGACGCAATTGTCACCCTGCTGCGCATGCGGCACGACCCGGCGGCCTACGCCAAAGCATCTGGCATGGTTCTATGAGCAACCTGGCAAAATTACGCGAGCGGCTGAGCGCTACCGAACAATCGGTAGTCAAGGGCTTGTGGCGCCCGATAAGCGCCTGCCTGGATGAAGACACCGGCGAGTTCCTCAACGTCGGCGTCATGTTCGAGCACGGCGGCAAGGTTGAAGTGCGCATGCTTGACAGCTTCGAGCGCATCAAATGCCTCTACGGCCAGCGTCTCGACCAAGCCAGCCTGATGCACCTGATGGTCGACATCGAAGAAACCATCCGCCGCAACCCGGTTGATCTGCCCAGCGAACTCAGCGAAACCATTCGCCTGGGTGAACCGCTGTTCGCCTCCGGGGCGGATGCCGAAAGCGTGGTCGATGAGTTCTTCCTCGACGTAGTGACACTGGGCATGCCCAGCGACAAGACGCGCAACAACAACTTTCGCTACCGCTCCAACCACAAGGTGCGTGAAACCCTGTTCGAGATCATGCGCGAGAAGATGGCGCTACAGGCCGACCGCATCATCTGTGCCGAGCCCTACACGCTGAAGCTGCCCAACAGCGCCAGCATCGAGGTCGACATCGCCCTGCTCAATGAGCGCGCCGCCGGCGCTGTGGTGTCAGCCTGGTACAAAAGCCCCATGGTAGTCGAGAACAACCTACTGCAGGCGTCATCCGATCTACTGCTGATCACCAGCAACTCCGACCGCAAGCACGCCTCCATGTCCGTGCTGATGCCGCATGAGGCCAGCGGCATGAGCCGCCTGGAGTTCACCAAGCACCAGGACACCACGCGGCGCTTGCTTGATCGTTACCAGAAGTACGGCATCGACATCATCGAGGCGCCATCCAGCGATGTGCTGGCCAACAGCACCATTGAGTGGTGGGGGAAAGTGGCTTGATCAATACCGCTAAAACGCTGGACAAACGGTCAGTATTGAAGGCGTATTCAATCTAGCTATACAGTGGCTTGTGCCTTACAATTTCGGCCCTTTTCAGCAACACCAATAGGAGTGCGCCATGTCTGCAAAAGCCGCCGCTCCTGCGCTCATCGTCGCAGCAATGGCACTGGTTGGAGACTACTCGGCAGCAGCCGAGACAACCAAGCAGGGTCGTGATGCTCAACACCTGTCGATTCCATTCAAGCAGGAAGACATCCGCGAGGTCATCGCAAAGATGGTCGGAGACTGGAACGCGCTGGATGCCGATTACATGAAAATCGTTGCGAGCCTGGCTGAGTTCAGCAGGTTCGACGAAGAGCAGTTTCTCAAGAACATGGAGCTGCTGAAGGCCACTCGCCAACTCGAGGCGGCGCTGCAACAAGCGCAAGTGCCTGAGATTTTGAGCAGCGAGCATATGGCGCTACGCCGGGCTATCGCCAAGGTCAGAGGCCGCCTGGTCACCATTGATCACCTCCTCCGCCAACACTTCGTAACCCTAGACGAGTTTGAAACCCGTCTGTCTGGCAAGGCGTTAAGCGACTTGGCCGATCACACCAATCGGCAGCTGGCTAAGCTAGCCTAAGGGAGCCAATGGCGGTTGAAGTCAGCTTCCACCCGGAAACATTCGCGCTCTTCTTCAAGCCGGTAGACGCCAAGCATCCAGGCCTTTCAGACACGCTTCGGGCGGAGTTTGCGCGCTACATGGAGTCCGGCCGCCTGGAGATACCCTCGATATTCGGCAAGGATGTGCCGTACATGCAGCCCGTGCAGGCCGCCCAGGCCTGCATGATGCATATCCATATCAAGATTCCGCCTGCCACCTTCCCCAAGGGCGTGCCGCAGCACAATCGCGTATGCCGGCGCGGCAGCCCTGGCGAAGACGCCGCCCTGATCTACGTGCCCGGCGAACTGTACGAGGATCGCTTCCTTATTCTGGCTTTCTTCTGGCCTGATGCGCACGGCAAAGCCAGGGATCGCGCCACCATGAAGAAACTTGCAAGGCTTGCACAGGCCTGGCGCGACCAGAACTGACCGCCAGCAAAAACTGAAGCCCGCCCAGCGCGGGCTTTTTCATGCCCAGCGAAAATAATTTAGCTCTGAGCTATTGACGTTATTTTAGCCTGTAGCTAAATTCACTCCATCGCCGCCGGAAACGACGGCCAGGCCGCAAGGCCACCGCTCTTTAACAACCAGCGCCATGAACAGCTAGCCGGGCAACCGGCGAGGCAGCCCCGGCCATCACCTGTGGGGCGACAGAAAGTCAGGTGAACCAACCGCTACGCCGAACGGCGACCGGCGTTCAGAGGTAGGCCACAGAGGGGCCGAGCCTGACGAGGTGCTGACCGAACCGCGCGAATGACCCGAGAGGCGTAGCGAGCAAGACAAGGTTTCACTGGCTGGCCTTCCACCGAGGGCCAGACGGGAAGCCAGCCAGGGAGACACGGCCATGTTCGAAGCTATCCACTACAACCGCCACAGCAGCGAAGGGCACACCTGCTGCACCTACTTCTCCGATGACGTTACGGGCGTCTTCGGCTTTCACGTCACCGAGCAGCGCGCCGCCTTGAATTGCCAGCTCGGCCCCATTGAGGCCACTCGCTCAAACACCATCAGCCACTACTACAGCCACGCCCGCGGCCGGTATGTGGCGCGGACTGAAGACGAAGTGCACGACTTCTCCTGATCACGGTTTCACCGGCAGCCCTTCTCACCAGGGGCTGACGGGAAACCAACCAACAGGAGCGCAAAAAGTGCCCAACCACATTACCAACCGCGTCAGCGCGCCCGCAGAAGTGCTGCGTTCGCTGATCAACGAACAAGGCGATATCGACTTCAACACCTTGCTGCCGTTCAAGGGCACTTTCCCTTGGGACTTCATCAGCGGCGGTGCAGAAACTGCGGCAGAGATGATCAGCGGAACGCCGCTCAATGACCATCCGCTGATCAGCTCACTGCAGGCGTCGAACCGCCAGCGCGCAAACGTCATGGAGCTTGATGACGAAGATTTCGAGCAGTTCGTACAGATGCTGCGCAACAAGCGGGTTTGCGGACATCTGCATAATATGGACTGGGGGCGCGTTGCGTGGGGAACCAAGTGGAACGCCTATAGCCAGGAGATCGAACTGGAAGAAGGCCGCCTCAAGTTCGACACCGCCTGGTCTTGCCCGCAGCCGGTATTCGAGGCCCTTTCCAAGCAGCATCCGGCGGCTGTCATCGAAGTGCAGTTCGCCGATGAAGACATCGGCAGCAACTGCGGAACCCTGATCTTCAAGGGCGGGCAAATCGCCGAGAAAGACTGTGCTGGCCAATGGGGCGCCATGAGCAGCGCCGCCCAGCAGAAATGGTCGGCCTTTGCCTACGCCGTCAAAGGCTGGGAACCCGAGCAAGACGAAGACTGACTCCAGCACCACCCGCTAAGCGCTGGGCGAACCCGGCGGGCGTGTGGTGCCCGTGCCGCTTCGGCATGCCAATGCGTTAGCGCCGGTCCATCTCAGCCGGCAGATCGGGCGCGCCAACGCCTGGATCAAAGCGCGCACGGGTGAATAAAGCGGTAGCCAGGTGGCCGGTGAACGCCGGCATCCCCTGCAAGCGGCGGGCCTCGCCGCGGGCGACAGAGAGGCCAACCCCTACATCAACATCCACCACAGGTGCCCACCATGAACGTACTCACCAAAGCCCGCGACTCCATCGCCGAGCTGCTCGACGCCATGCGCCACACCAGCCAAGCCAGCATGGCCGCCCAGCAGCGCCAGCGCCAGCCAGTACCCGCCCCGCGTGCCACCCACCTGGTGTGCAGCGGCAACGCCATGATCCGCGTGGTAGACGTCGACACCGGCCGCGTGCTCGGCTTCCGCCGCACCGTGCGCGAAGCGCGCTGGCTCGCCAGCCACCTGGAGCGTGGCCTGCACCTGCAACAGTGAGGGCGCCAGCATGCTCCAGAACCCGCACTACAGCAGCCACGCCGAGCAACAGGCCGCACTCGGCTGCGCCGCCACGCTAGACCCCGAAAAACACCCGCGCCGGTTTGCCCAGCACCAGGCGCGCGAGAAGTTCAAGCCACCCAAGCGCTGCCACCAGCCGGGCAGCGAAGCGCGCACGCCGGAGCTGCTCGAAGCAGCACGCGCCCTCTCCCACCTGCGCATCAGTGAGGCAGCGCGCGAGCTGGGCATAAGCCGCAGCGTCCTCACCCGCCTGCGCGATGACTACGGCATCGAGTTCGCGCCATCCCGCGAAAACGCCTCCAGCCGGCTACGCCGACTGGCCGGCACCAACCCGACTATGTACGAGTTGGCCGATGCCGCAGGCCTCTCCTACTCGCACACCTACAAGCTGTGCAAGGAATACGGCATAGAACCCGGAGTGCACTATGGCCAAACCCCAGAAGGAGCGTGACGCCGCCACGGCCCAGCGCCGCAAGGCCGCCGGCGAAGAGGAACTGCGCCACCGCGTGCGCCCCGGCATCCTCGCCATCCTCACCGAGCTGATGGAATGGGGCGAACACACCGAGCGCACCGAATGCCTGCAAACGCTGCTGCTCAACGTCCACGCCCTGGGCCGCGACCAGGCCGCCGCCCTGCTCCAACCGCCGCGCCACGAAATCCACATATCCGCAACCGTGGCGCGCCAGCTCTACCAGCAAGGCGCCGAACAAGCCGGGCGCCTCGATCGGCAAGAGCAGTAAACCACCACCCACCACACCGGCCGCAGCAGCGGCACGGGATCGTTCGTTCTGGAGAAAGCCCATGCACTCATCCGTACTGATTGGCCGCAAAGGCGTGCCGGTGATTTGCCGAAACCTGCTGCCAAGCGAACTCAGAACCGTTATCCAGCCAGACAACGACCGCGAAGAGTTCTTGCTTCTGCTGGCCGAAGAGCAGCACCTGAGAGCTGTGGCTGCCGAACAGCTCGGCGAGGACTACGACGACAGCGACGATGACGAGCTGATCGGCTACAAGCTGAGCCTTGCGGAAAAGGTCGAGCGCGCAGAGAGCCAGGTTGGCGACATGCTCCGCAGGATTGATCGGACCAGAGATCAAACCAACGAGATCCTGGGCATTGCGAAGCGCGCCCTGCTGAATCAGTCGATGGTTGCCAGCAGCGAGGAAAGGCTGCAGAGCCTTCTGAATGACCTGGCCGAACTCAGGCATCTGGTCGGTTCGCGCGCTTGGGACGATCTGCGGATATGAGCCTGCGCGACCAGGGCTTCCGCTTCTGCCTGAGACCTGACAAGCGGAGTTCACTGGCGACAGCAGGCGGTTGAACTCATGACCAAAGCCTGCTGGTACGTCTGCCTGCCCTGCGGAAAGCGCTTCCCCATGGTCGGCAGCAAATGCGACCACGACGAAGCGCTGACCCACGCCCTGGGCATCTGGCCCCACTGCTGGGTGGAGTAATGAACATGACCATAACCTACGGCTCAATCTGCAGCGGCATCGAGGCCGCGACCGTCGCCTGGCACCCGCTGGGCTGGCGGGCGGAATGGTTCGCAGAGATCGAGCCGTTCCCTTCGGCGGTGCTCGCCTACCGCTGGCCCGAGGTTTCCAACCTGGGCGACATGACCAAGCTGGCCCGCCAGGTGCTGGCCGGCAGTATCGCCGCGCCGGAGGTGCTGGTGGGAGGCACGCCCTGCCAAGCGTTCTCTGTCGCCGGCATGCGCGCGGGCCTGGACGACCCGCGCGGCCAACTAACCATCAAGTATGTGGAGCTTGCAGATGCAGTTGACCATGTTCGAACCGCCAGAGGCGAGCCAGAGTGCATCGTTGTCTGGGAAAACGTCCCCGGCGTCCTCTCCGACAAAGGCAATGCGTTCGGGTGTTTCCTCGGGGCCCTGGTGGGCGAATCCGATGCGCTCCAGCCGTCAGGGGGAAAATGGACGGACGCTGGTTGTGTGTATGGCCCCGTCCGAACAGCCGCATGGCGGGTGCTGGATGCCCAATATTTCGGCCTGGCCCAACGACGCCGCCGTGTGTTCGTTGTCGCAAGTGCTAGAGCAGGGTTCGATCCCGCTGCGGTACTTTTTGAGTCCGAAGGCGTGCGCCGGGATACTGCGCCGCGCAGAGGCGAGGGGGAAAACCCTACCGGCACAATTGCAGGTGGCGCTCGCAGAAACGGCGGATACAGCACCGACGATATCCCACTGACTGCTGCGACTATCACAGCCAACTACGGCAAGGATGGCGGCGCCCGAGCAGGCAACGACTGTCAGCCAGTGAACCTCATCGTCGCCGGTACGCTTCAGGCCAACGGCAAAGCAGCCAGCAGCGCCACACAGCAGGATGCGGAAAGCGGCCTGCTGGTGGTGCACGGCACGCAAGATCCATGCGTCGATGACCATATCGCTCACACCCTGGGCAGAAACCATGGCCAAGAAAACGCCATTTTCGCAATTCAGAACGCCACTCGCGGGAAGGATCAGAACGGCCTTGGCATTGCCGCCGACTCGCCGATGTACACGCTGGATCAGGCCAGCCAGCACGCTGTTTTCGCTATTCAAGCCGGCGCATTGCGCACCAATCCACTGAGCGGCCCTGATGGCGTAGGCGTTCAGGCTGATCATGCATACACGCTTGAGGCTCGCGCCGAAGTTCAGGCGGTGGCTGTCGCTCTGCGCGGCAGGGATGGTGGCGCAACGGCGGAGCTGGGAGACGAGGTGCAAAACTGCCTGCGCGCTTCGAACGGTGGCGGGGACAAGTCGCACGTTATGATCAGTTCTGGTGTCCGCAGACTAACTCCCATCGAATGCGAGCGACTACAGGGATTCCCTGACAACTGGACGCAGATCCCATGGCGCGGCAAGCCGGCCGAGGAATGTCCCGACGGCCCGCGCTACAAGGCCATCGGCAACAGCAAAGCCGTCCCGGTTGTTCGCTGGATCGGCCGGCGCATTCAGCGCGAACTGGAGCGTGCCCAATGACCCGCCGCAAACCCCACAACATGCGCGCCCGCATGGAGCGCGCAGCGGGCGCACTGTTGCGCCAGCACCATGCTTGCATCGTCGACGCCAGCGTGCCCGAGGTGCAGGTCATGCTCAATTACAACAACCTGGGCCAGATCATCAGTCGCACCGTTGCCAACGCCCTATGCGATTTACCCCACCACTGGACGGTCTACATCTCCGCCATCTGCCAGAGCGGCAATGAGCGCTGGGCGAAGTCGGTCGAGTACGAACTGGCTGGCATCCACGTCATCACCAAGTTGCCCGACCTATTCGAGCAGCCGGTGCAAGACATCATCGCCACCTGCAACCCCGCTCACGTCATCGGCCACGCCTGGATAGCCGTACCCGACAGCATCGACCTCGACGCACGGCACGCTCACCGCATCTACGAGCGCGTAGGTGCCTGGAATCAGGCTCAGCAGGTGAGCGCATGAACGCCCCTATCTACTGCCGCACCTCCGGCAAGCGCATCGGCACCTGCTGCTGCCTGCGCTGCAACCCGCCCCAGGAGCAAGCACCATGCCCCTGACCCTGAACGCCTGGCACACCACCAACCGGCCAGACTGGCAGCCGCAAACAGTCTCCATCAGCGGCGAGAGCCCCATCAAAACCATCAGCGGCTACTACACAGCCGCCGAGCTTCGGGCCATAGCGCGCCAGCTCATCACCATTGCCAACGACTCTGACCAGGGCGAAACCGGCCCGGCCACCTACACCGTCGAGGACTGACCCATGCTCCCACTGATCTACGTGGCCGGCCCCTACCGGGCGGCCACGCGGGATGATATTGCCCGCAACATCGACGCCGCCCGCGTGGTCGGCATCAGCGCCGCCGCCCTTGGCTGGTTCCCCGTCATCCCCCACGCCAACACCGCCCACATGGAGCTCGACCTGCCCGGCCTTGGCGACGACTTCTGGCTGGCCGGCACCCTGGAGATGATGGAGCGCTGCGACGCCGTAGTCCTCGTGCCTGGCTGGCAGAACAGCGCCGGCACGCGCGGCGAAATCATCCGCGCAGAAGAGCTGGGCATCCCCATCTTCCGCACCCTCGACGCTCTCCCCAGCGCCAGCGTGTTCCTCGACTGGGCGCGCATCGCCACCCACCGCACCAGCCCACAAACCAAACAGCGCCTGCAGGAGCAAAAGCCATGACACAACAATGCGTGAACTGCCCATGTGCTGAAGATCACAGCACAGCTCAGTGCCCGCTGGTGAGTGAGCAGAACAAAGATGCGGAGCGGGCTGCGTTTGAGGCCTGGCTAGGCATTAAGCCATGCGGGGCGGCGCATGATCTGGCCGTTATGGCTTTCCAGGCCGGTGCAGCATGGCAGCGCACTCAGGCTGCATGGGTGCCGGATGGCTACATGCCAATCCCGACAGCCGAGCAACTGGCCGATGCGCTGGAGAACGTCCGCTGCTTTCACGATATGAGCGCTGAACTGATTGCGCCTGAACTGCTGGCTAATTTGCTCGCCGCCCTTTCCGCGCAGCAGTCCGCGCATGTGAGCGTGCCGAGGGAGTTGTTGGAGCGGGTAGAAAGCCACCTAGACAGAACGACTTTCGCCCCGTTCGGAGAGCCATTACCGCCAGATAATACTGAGCGCCGAGAGCTTCGCGACAACATCCGCGCCCTTCTCAATGGGGGTGAGGCATGAGCGGTACAATCACAATGACCGGCGAGGAATACGACGCCCTGCACGCAGAGGCCGAGGCGCTGCGCGATCAAAACCGCGATCTACGCATTGAGGCAGAAGGCTGGTTTTCGAGAGTGAACGGGGTGGAAGCCAAACTGGAGGAGCTGCGGGCTCAGCACTCTGGCCTGAGCGAGCGTCATGATGTGTTATCGCTCGCGCTCAATGAGGTGGCTGGTGAGCTTGAGGCGGCGCGGGGATTGCTGGAGCGCGTCACCACGTCCTTCGTGGCTGGTGCACTGGCTCAGCGCTATCCGAAGCCGTCTCTGCTCAAGGACTGCAATGTCAGCTACTCGAACAGTTCGCGACCGCTGGCCGAGCAGGGAGAGCGGCAGGAGGCGGTGGCGTGGGCGTTAGCAAATAGCGCAGACGAGATTGGCGGGTTTGCGCCGATTTATTACACCAAAGAAGGCGCGATCAGTTGGGCAAATGGCCGGAACATTTTCCCGCTCTACACCACCCCGCAGCCAGGCCAGGACGTGCGGGGGCTGGCTGCGTTCTTCATCGAGCTATTCGACGGCGCGCTTGATGGTGGCAGCTTCGACGGCGGCGACATTCAAGATGCCGGTGTTCGCCACGGACTACTGATCGTCGAGCAGCGAGAGGAATCGTGCGGCGAGCACTGTGCATGCGCCGAGTACGGATTCCCGGTTGATTGCTACCGACTGGCGCCAGCCCTCGCCGCCCACCGCCAGGAGCAACGCAAGGCATCAGAACAATGACCATCATCATTGCATGGGTGTGCCTATCGCCGCTATTCGCTGCGGTAGCATGCCGGATAATCAGGAGTGACCAATGAAACGACCAGAACGATACACCGAGAACAATTCCAGCCGCGATTGGATCGACGAATTTTGCGCGACCAGCTCAGTCGAGGAAGTGCGCGGGGCTTTCCGGTTTACTATCGGGAAATACCTGAGACGGTATGGCAAGAAAGATGACCCATTGCAGGAAGCCATCAAGATTCAGGACTACGCCAATCGCCTTGTGGCGTTTGAGCGAGAACAGAAGGCAGGCGACCATCTTGAGAATCGCCGCCACCCAATGACGCCGAACATCATCGAGCCAGCATCGCAGATTGATGACGATAGCCCTCGAATGCAGGCGATTGGTCAGAATGGGCCAAGCGCTGAGCACTACAGCGAGCTTGATCGCCTGCAAGCTGCTGCTGATTTCAATGATGACAAGCCCGTTTAATTGCGGGCCTTCTCCATAACCTTGTTCGCGTATGCGTGGCACTTCAGCAGTAGGCTGTAT